CTTTTAGCAACATCAGATCCAAATTCACCTTGTTTTATTTTTCCTAAAATTGCTTCACCTTTTGGGTATCCATATCCTTCTGGCATTTTTATCTCCTTAATTGTTTATTAATTAATAATCTTTTTGATCAGCTAACTTAAACAGTGAATCTTGTACATGTTCTTTACCTGATTTAGTAACATAAACACCATCTTTATATAAAGAACCTTCTTCAGATTCTAAATAATTTTTAGATTTACCTTGAGTGGGTGCATGCTTATTAAAGTCAATATTAGTTGGCTCCTGATTAGGTTGTTTGCCATCAGCAGCTGAACCAAGATCTCCTTGTTTTACTTTAGCTTTTGGGTCAAATTTATTTTCCATTATTCATCTCCTTCATCAATATCAGACTCTTCGGTTAAATCTTCAAGTTCCATTAAAAAGTCTTCTTCCTTCTCATGTAACTCTCTGATATCCTCAATGACATCTGATACTGTTCTTGTTTTCTTTTTTCTTGCCATTATAGTCTCCTATATTTTTATTTTCTTAATTGATAATACATTCTTCGTAGGAATAGTTGTGTATCCACCACCCTGTTTTATTTTACCATTGTCTTCAAAAATAAAATCAGCCATAACAACAGTTGTTTTATTATTGTGTACTATCCATCCTACACTACAACATACTGCTGTTTTAGATTTTTTAATATCATGGATATCAGCCCAAGATACATCTCCAACAATATCTTCCCAATAAACCATTGCTAATGTATAAGGAAAATTCTTTCTATCTATAATAGGTAACTTATTCTTTCTCATTCAGTCCCTTGTGTAGTATTAATTAATAACCAAATATTCTATCTGAGGGAGTAAATTGTGGTCGAGGAGTTTTATTAAATCTATTTGCGTAACTTGTATGCATTGGTCTACTCATACAACCATATCTTAAAGCGTCATATGCATGATCTTCTGCATGTGTATTAACATCTTCAGGATTATGATCATCTAAAGGTAAAAGCGGAAATGTACGAATTAAATTTCTACAAGTAGAAAATATTCTAAGTCCTGGTTCTTTTTTCTTTTCATCAACAATCTTTAATCGTTTATGAATTTCTAATTTACCACTAATTCTACTTTTAGGTGTTCTATCAGAAGGTCTCCAACGACATCCTGCCTGAATCATTGTTTCTGCAATACTTGGACCTATATCTCCTCTCTTTGCCCATGTACTAGCGTCTAAGACCCCGTAGCGTATATATTCTCCGTGCTCTAGCTCTAAGACTTTTCGTGCAAATACATCTGCCGTAATCTTTTTGGTATATAGTTCTCGATATATCCATAGGTTATTATCATAATCAATAGCAAACCAAAGAACACAAGCAGGAGAACTGTAGCCCCAGTCTGCAGCACGAAATTTCTGCCAACCTTTAGGTACTTCAAAAGGTTCGACAATGTGCAAGCTTTTATTAAATTCTGGAAAAGCCGAGTCTTCAAATGCATCCCAATCCCCATCTAAAAATTGTTTCTTTTGTATTTCTGGTAAAGATGCAAGCATAGCATAGTAGTCATCTGTTTGCATCAAGTGGGGGTTATCTTGTAACTTTGCAGGTATAAACCTACGAGTTATAACTTTCCTACCTACAGGCGTATCTATATTGATATCGAATGTAGTATTCGGTATAGCTGGATCAACAAACATCTCTCTTACCCATAATGAACCTATGTTGCCTGGATTACCTGTTGCTCTTAAATACACAGGTATTTCTGGATCTACAGATCGAAGTGATGATCTTAAAAAATTATATATATCTGGCGAAGGATATTGTGGAAGTTCGTCTATTCCTATCCATGTGTAAGATTGCCCTTGGTAACGTAAAGCATCTGTCATGTTCTCTGCGTACCCGAACTCTATCTTTGCTCCTGACGGGAATCTCCACTCTTTTTCTTGCTCTCTCCATTTTGCTCCTGGAAATGCTTTCGAGTATAATCTTTGAGAATGAGTAATCAAATCTCTTAACTCTGGCATTGTCCGTCTTAGAAGAAGTGCTCTATGCATCTCTTTATGACAATATCGAAGTGGATCGATAAGCATGGCATAGGATTTACCACCTCCTCTTGCTCCTCCATAAAAAACCTCTCGTTCTGATGAGGCTAGAAACTCTGTTTGTGGTCCTACATTAGGTTTAAATACAATGTTCTGCTGATCTAAATGTTCCTTAATGCTAGGAGAAGCAGTGTCTATTACACTTTGTTCAATTATTTGAGTTTCTTTTCCATCTAATGCAGAATTTATTTTTTTATATTTATCTTTTATATATTCTGCAGATTTCTTTGCTGATCTTAAAGTCTGTTCTGCTGCCGCAACCTTTTTTCTAGACCGATTTAATATCTCCTTGACTGATCTCCGTGCTTTGATCTTCTGTTTCTTCTTTGGCTTCGGGGGTTCTATTGTTTTTGATCCGTTTTCTAAGTCCGACATGCGAAATGTATCTTCCTGTTTTTCTATGTAGCCATTCTGCTACTTCTCTATAAGAACAAGTCTTTAAATAATTCTTTGCTTCGTCTAATGCTTGTATTTCTTCTGGTATTTGCTCTAAAAATCCATGTTCTGCACTTTCTTTGTAACCAAAAGGTATTACTCTACCTAGTTTCTTTAGTTTCATCTGGTCTATCTGCCCTTTTTAGTGGTGCTTTAGGGGGTAAAATGAATAATCCGTGTATTGCCTTTAAGTTAACGTCTAATTTCTCTTTTTTTGCAAGTCCAACTCGGTCTAAAATCTGTTTTGCAGCCTCCATACGTATATTTGCATGGGGTGTGGTACCATCTTCGTCTAACATATCTACCATTTTGGTAGCTGCTCTAGCAGAATAGTTAGCTAGGTACGTTTCTGCACGTGAAACAATTTCACTCTTTAAATTTCTAAGAACTTTTGGGTAAGAACTTTCGGAATATCCTGCTAATTCTCCCGCCTTCTTTGGGTTTCCTTTCGCTTCCCCGAACAATGCGTCTAGAAACTTTTCCTGTGAATCTGTTAAGCTTTTTTTTGGAGTCTTGATTATAGTAGAATCCATGTCTTGCATTAATAATCTCCATTAATTCTTTAAAAGGAATGTTACTGGGCTTGGATAACGTTTCCTTGCTCATCTGTGTCATAAATATTTATACCTGATGCTATTTCCTCTTGATCATACATTCGTGATTCTGTTTCAAATAGATCACTATCATTTAAATCTATACCACCTCTAACTTCATCTGTGTCATCTATATTTCTTGACATATATTTAGCACCTTCATATAGACCATAGCCACCACCTACAGTAGAAGCTAATCTTCCTTTAGCAACTCCTTCTGTTACTGTCCTTACATGTGGGTATACATTAGTATTTAAAGTTTCTTTTCTAGTTCTTAAAACTTTAGGCATAATATTTACATACCAAGGTCTTTTTTCTGTTACTTCTTTTACAACTGAAACTGCATTCTTTGTATCTATTTTAGGTGTTTTAACTTTTTTTGCTGTTTCTAAAACAGTTTTAGGTGTACCCACAGTAACCCCTGGTTTAGGAATAATCTTTGCAACTTCCTTGCTAAGTGAAGTAGGACCCATCTCAGCTTTTTTAATTGCTTCAATTGTCTTGTCGCTAAATTTTAAATTCTTTCCAAAGAAATCTGTAAATGGTTTAGAAACTTTAGTACCACCAACTGTTTGAACTCTTGATGAACTAATAAATCTAGATACACCATTAGCTGCATCGTCTGCCTGTTTTAGAATTGTTGTTCTAACTTCAGGAGATGCTGATTTTAATATCTTTTGACTTAGTGGTACAATTTCTTTTTCTGCTGTCGATTGAGCCTGTAAAATTTTATCATTTCTAAATACTTTGTTCTTACCAAATATCTTTTGAGCTAGTTTAAATTTTGTAGGATCTTTAGTTATAATAACATAGCCAGTTTCTGTAATAGATTTCTGACCTACTTTCTTTGTTGCATATTGAGATGCAGCCCTCGCAGTCTTACTCCTAATTATATAGGGTAGTATTCTAAGTCCTGCAATTCTAAGTCCGTGTATGATAGCTTGTCCAGCTATTATTACTGGTAATACCATAAATTATTTATCCTTGTTAATTAAGGGAATCCTAGGAACTCCCTAAATTTTGATGCAGTTTAGTGATGACCTCTGTGGCATGCGTGCATGCGAATGTGTACGTGTGTCCTTTTAAAGTGCATTGATTCTATTATACACACGATATGGACTTTTGTCAACTACTTTTTTAATATATTTTATGGGTGCGACAATTTGTCATAAGAAACATATTGACAAAAGTGAATATGAGGTGTATAATGTAACTATAGGTTACACGGGGGGTTTTATATATAAATTATAGCTACACGTATATTCCCCCTTAGTATACTCTAGGGATATTGTCGGGAGATATTTAGGAATATAGTCCCTGGAATATGGGCACCTGATTGGTTAACAAGGGATTTCTGAGATTTTCTGGTGTAGCTATATAAGAATACCCAGGTACCCCCCAAGCACCCTGTGTACCCCTAGTAATCTATAGCTCTTTTTTTGTATGCTAAGGAATTAACATACGTATGTTAATGGAAGAGTGTTGGGAGATCTTAAAAAATTTTTAAGTGAGTAAATACACCAAAGTTATTCCAGGAGATCTCCAGGAACTTTCCAGGATCCAGGTTGCCTGGACATGATAAATTTTTGTAACTATGGATCAACTTGGAAACTACCAAGAAGACACCAGAAGACATGCACACATTTTTTAAGGGTGGAACTGGAGCAATTGCTCGGACTAAATTGGAATTGTAATTGGAGAATAAGAAAAAGATTTATAGCTATTAAATCGTGAAATAATTAGAAATTTATATTTAAGTATTTATGTTTATTTATTTGTTACCTT